CCCTTTCTATATATAAACAATATAAACAATATAAACAAGAAAAAACAAGATAAAACAAGAGGGGTGTGTTGCACACTCACAGATAACAATCCTTCGCATACGACATTGAAGATTGCTATATATAGTAGCGCCCCTCCATTTAGTGAAAGGATTAGTTAAATTTGGAAAAAACGGAAATCAAAAAGATTTTGAAATTTTACAAAAATCTAAATCCATCAACACAATTAAATATCAATGATAGAGAAGTTATAGAAGTCTGGTGTGATGTGTTTATGGAGTACTCATATGAACAGGTAAGAAATGCTATTGTAGCATTTTCAAAAAAGAAACCTTTTGCTCCAAGCATAGGAGAAATTATTTCTAACATTGAAGTTCCTGATTACACAATTGAACTAATTGAACCCTACACCGTAATTGTTAGTTTTGAAGATGAAGAATATGGAAACTTTCCATTTAGATTCTTCAATTCTCAGGAAGCTAAGAAAAATATCGAAAAATTTAAAGAATGCAGTTACGACAAGGAGTCAATCAAGATGCTGCATGAAGAACATGTTAGAAAACGCAATTCTTCGGTTCTTACATACAGGGGAGAAGCAAAAGCAAGATTAGAACAAAAACTTCAAAATCAAAATAACAAGGGAAGTAGAAGATATGATAAACAGAGTAGTTTTAGTTGGTACTGATTTGGATTGTATGTCGATTGTGAATGATATTGTTGTTCTTCATATTTGTCTCTAGACTTTGTTTCTAAAAACTGAACTGAATCACATACAACTTCAGTAACATAGACACGTTGACCTTGCGCGTTGTCATATGATCTTGAACGAAGTCTTCCTTCAACTCCAACTAACGAACCTTTGGAACAGTACTTTTCAACATTTTCAGCAGTCTTATTCCAAACAACACAAAATCAGCAACAAGACAGTTTTATGAATAAAAATCCACCTTTCAACATCATGGAAGATGACATTCAATTCTAGTCTAAAATAAAAAAACTTAAAATTTTCGTTTCTAGCGAGTGTTTGTTTTAAAGATGATTAACTTTACCAATTATCTAAAAACATTCGTTAGAATGAATATTTGACCAAGAAAATAACAAATTAAACAAAAAAGGAGAGATAAAAAATGCTCATAAAAAAAGATGAAGAACCGTTTTTCTATAAATTTCTTTCAATAGCAAAAGAAATCATCAGGAAAAATAAAAGATACACACCAGTATTTTATGGCGACGATGAAAGGCTATATCTAGTATGTAACAACTATGCTGCAGCATACGACTTCCAAAGTAATTTACTTTTAGATGATGAGTTAAGAGAATTTGGGAAAATCCCTTATGAATTATCAGAATTACCGAATGGGGATATGAAATTGACAAAATCTGAACATTTTAGCTGTCAAGAATCATATTTAATTGCAATTAGAAATTTCTTCAAGCATACAGGGTATATGTCGAAAAAGGTTTTTTCTGTTGATAAAGGTGATCCTTACAAGATTCCTAAAATTGTTGAAGTGACACAAAGATGGGTTTCTGAAGAAGATAATAAAATTTTGGACAAGATAGGATTTCCTGATATCTATATGTTGGATGCAAAACGTGTTGATGAATTTATTACGCTTGCTGGTGATTGGAACCCATATTATTTAGCTGCACATGATGATGTTGAGCTTAATGGTGGACAAACCACTATCACAATGACAGTTTACTTCAATATCAAAGAGGATCCTAAGAAAAGCGCTTGTGATCAACAAACAATGGAACTTGTACAACAACCTACGAACTATGGCGAATTCGAAGATATGGATGTAGAAGAACCTGCAGATGATGAACAAGAAGAAATAATTGAGGATGATTACCAAGAAGAGGAACAATTGGATGCACTTCTTGAAGACACTGTTGTTCCAGAGGAATTAGAAGATGATTTCGACCCAATGCTTGCTTGATTTAGGTATCAAAAATGATTACAAGAAATTTTGGTTTACCGTTCCAGGAGCAATCGTTGGAAAAGGCAGACCGAGATTTACTACGCAAGGAAAATTCGTAAGAGCGTACACACCTAAAAAAACAAGGGATTACGAACAAAAAATAGCAATGTGCTATCGAAAAACTACAAGTTATCAAAGTGATAAAGCGTTGAGGGTGAAGATATTTGCATACAGAGAAATTCCTAAGTCGACCACTAAAAAATTAAGAGGTTGGCTATTAGATAAAACGTTTCTATGTACCGTTAAACCGGATATCGATAACATCATAAAAGTAGTTTTGGATGCACTCAATAATGTGGCATATTACGACGATATTCAAGTGTGTGAACTGGTTATCATTCGTGAATTTGCTGAAAATGAATGTTTAAAAATATGTCTAGAAGAAGTTGGCGAAAGAAGGCCAAAATAGGAGGATAGAATTATGGGATTGTTTGATTTAGTTAGAGAAGAACAAGAAGCAAAGAAAAAAGCTGAGGAATCAGCTAAAGAAGATGTAAAAGATACAGTTGTCAAAGAAGTGAAAAAGGTTGAAGAAGCACCAAAAGAAGCTGATCAACAACCTGCTCCAGTTGCAAAAGCTGAAAAACAAGCAACTGAAATTGCAGAAGAATCTAAAAAAGAAGAAAAACCTGCAGGTAAAAAAGTACCTAAGAAAAAAGCAAGTACTGAAAAAACTTACAAGTATCCATTTGGAGTCTACTCTGAAGGAAGATTGATTGATATTTCTTCTTATGGGTTTGTAGATGGCCAAGATTATACAGAAAAGGAAATCACGGACATCATGTTACAACACCGTCATTATGAGTTTGCAGGAACAATGGAATACAGTTATATCGAGGATGACAACGTTCTTGTTGTAACTGGAAAACAACATAGAAAAGGCTAGGTGGTTGACATGGCCAATAATTATACAAGATATAAATTCTATGTAATTGGAGTTGGTGGGACTGGTTCTCTTTTAGCAAGAGACCTCCCAAAACTTCTTTTAGGAACATCACATAAAATGATGCTACTAGATGGTGATACAGTCGAATCTAAAAATATCGAACGTCAGGGTTATCAATCACAAGATGTAGGAGATAACAAAGCTTTAGCATTATCGAGAAAAATAAATTCTCTTTATCCAATAGAGTGTGAGTTTGATGATAAATTTTGCACTTATGAAAGTTTATTTGCTCTTATCCAAGATGATAAGGGATATGTTCCTGTAATCATAGGATGTGTCGATAATGATGCTACAAGAATGATTTTAGAAAAAGTATTTAAGAAGCTAGATGATGTTATTTACATCGACTCAGCAAATAGTGAATATGAAGGAAATATCTATATCACAACAAAAAAGAATGGTATTCAACAAAGTAATTTGAGAAGTCAATGTTACAAATTTGATTTGAATAAGCACCCACTTGACGTTTCTTGTCAAGAACAGGCCGCCAAAGGAAATGTTCAATTTTTAGTAACCAATGCAAAAATGGCCGTATCGATATTGGAACATTGCAACGCTTTAATCATGTATCAGTTGAAAGAAGGTGTTCAACTTGTCAACAGATTTGAGACAGTTTTTTACGACTGATCATGTTCCAGATAAATTAGAACCTAACACCTATGAAAAGTTTTTCATCAACGCTTTAAGCTATACATCACCAAAAGCTATAGATGATTTAACGATTGCATTTGAAGAAGATGAGTCTAATGATCTGATACAAAATTTTCAAGAAATCGACTTATTAGATGAACATGTTTTTCCAGATGTTATCGACTATGAATTTGAAGAAGTTATATTAAGTCCTTTTTTTGACAGAAACGAATTTGCAGTTGATGGTTTTGAAACATTGATTGAAGGATTATACGATGAACAGAATGAAGTGTTTGTAAATGTAAGTTTTATTATTCCACAATTAAAAGGTGTCTTTAGAGAAATATATGCAGAAGCCAAAGAGTGGTGTGAGTACTCGGATGAAACATTATCCGAACCTAAGGTTGATTATTACAATCTAGGTACCACTGAAATGCAGTTCTTATATATCAAATTTAAAAACAAGAGAAAAGCTAGGAAATTCAGAAAGCTTT